ATCGACCAGGCAGGAGGGCAGGTAGACCGCGCGCGACGCAAGGTGCGTGCCGATGGAGGCAATGGTGCGACGGAATCTGTCACAATGCATTCTGCAATAGTGGTCTATTGATTGACGGAATCTGTCGGAATAGAAGTGGATGTCCGGGTCCGGAATCATTGTTCCACGCGTGAAACAATCCGGTGGAATCGACTAAGGAATGTAGGGTCCTGCCCACCACCCCTAAAGACACAAACCAACCAATGCAAAGTAACTTAGGTTCACAAGCAGAGTTACTCCAACCAAAGTACCTCGAACCAGGACCATCTTCACCCCGTACCCAGAATTCACTCCCAAGTGAGTCGACCATTTCCCACAAAAAACAGAAAACCGACCTAAGAAACCTACTTCAAGCCCGGCACAGTATTCGCTTGACAAATTTGCCGTGCCAAAGTACGCTCTTCCTCGTGGCACCTCCCAGGAAAAAGTCTTCCGAGTCCACCAAGTCTCCGGTGCCCGCCGCGAGTCCAGCGCCCATCGCGCCCGAAAAATCGCCGGTCCCGACCAAACCCACCGGCTTCGATTTGTACCTTCGCCAGCTTTCCGAGATGCCGATCCGTGAGGACGCGCTCAAAGGAACTGGCCTCACCCCGCAAGACGTCCGAGCCAGAGCCGAGGCGGACCCCGAGTTCTCCCTCAAGCTCTCCCAGGCGTGGGACATCGGAATCGACGTCGCCGAAGACGCCGCCTTCAAGCGCGGGATTCTGGGCTGGGACGAGCCAGTGTTCACCAAGGACGGCGGACTCGCCGGCCACGTCACCCGCTACGATGGTGGTCTGCTCAAGGAAGTTTTGAAGGCAAACCGGGCCAAGTACCGTGGCGAGGACGCAGGGCGTGCCCGTGGAGTTTCCGACGAAGCTCGCCGTGAGGCAAGCCAGATCTTCTCCGAAGCCGGATCCCTCCCTTGAGATGCGACTTCTACTCGCCTGACCAGCTCCGCCGCCTTGGGAAATACCCCCATCTGATCGGACACCTGGTCGGCAAGAAGAAGCTCACCCCCATGCACTCGGACTGGATCAAGTCCGTCTGGGACCCCCAGGCGCACACGGCGATCCAGGCCCATCGCAGCGCATACAAGACGACCGCAGTCACCGAGATCGGCTCCATCCGGAACTTCCTCCTCCACCCCGACGACCGCGTCGCACTGGTGCGGGAGACCTGGTCCGTCGCCAACGACTCATTGAAGACCATCGGACTCTACATGGAGCATGAGTTGATTCAGGAGCTGTTCCGCGCCTTCCATGGGTTCTACCCAGAGAAGATCGTGAACCGCGACGGTCGGCTCACGTTCAACTTCAAAGGCTCCATCACGAAGGAGGGAAGCCTCGACGCCTACGGTATCGACACCGTACCCGTCGGCTCCCACTACGACACGATCCTCGTGGACGACGCCATCTCGATGAAGGACCGGTACTCCCGAGCCAAGCGGGAGAGCACGCGCGCGAACCTCCAGGAAATCCTGACGAACATCTTGGACCCAGGTCGCTTCGCTCGCGTGGTCGGCACCCCATGGCACAAGGAGGACGCCTGGGAGATGTTGAAGGGAATGGGCATCAACCCCATGAAGTTCGATGTCTACTCGACCGGGATCCTTTCCCCCAAGGAGATCGAGCTGAAGAAGGCCACCATGACCAAGGCCATGTGGGCGGCCAACTACGAGCTCGAGCACGTCAACGCTGATGACATGGAGTTCCAAAACCCCGTGATGGGGCCCTGGCAGCAGAACAACTTCCGCAAGGTCGCCCAGCTGGACGCCGCCTACGGTGGGCGCGACACCACGGCCCTCACCATCGGGTCGAATCGGGAGGACGGGCGGCTCCAGTTGTTCGTCAAGAAGTGGGCCTGCTCGGCCGAAAAGGCCAAGCCCGCCATCATGGTGGAGCTGGAGCGGCGCGGGTGCCACGAGCTCCACCTGGAGACGAATTCCGACAAGGGCATGCTGGCCCGCGTGTTCGAGACGTTCGAGGAGGAGCGTTGGCTCGTGTGCGAGTCCTACCACGAAAGCCAGAAGAAGCACGAAAAGATCCACGACTACCTGGGCCACCATTGGCACCAGATCGTCTGGGCGAACGACTCCGATCCCGAAGCGATGATGCAGATCGCGGACTACACCGAGGACGCCGAGCCCGACGACGTGCCGGACTCCGCCGCCTCTCTCCTGCGCGAGGTGTTCTTCCCCGAGGAGGAGAAGACCGCCCGCGTGATGTATTCTTGACCAACGACTGAGGAGACACCCATGGCCAGACGGCAGCAATTCACGAGCGGCAGCCCCGGAGCACTGGTCGACACCGACCTCGGCCAAGGGATCACCACCAACGGCACCTGGTACCTGCTCCAGCAGAACCTGGACAAGTCTAGACCGATCACACTGAGTGCTTCCGTGAAGGTGGCCGGGCACACGGGCACGCTCCAGTTCGTCAGCCAAACCCCCGGCGGCGCCGTGGCGAACTTGGACACCGCCCTCATCCCGGTCAACGGAACCCCCGTGGTGTGGCCCAACGAGTACTCGCTGGAAGGCGATCGCGCACTGGTCATCACCGGCATCAACGGCACGGTGTACCCCTGGGTCGCCCAGTGAGCACCGGCGTCGTCCACCCCCATGGGAAGCCGCCCAATGCCACCAAGAAGACCGTCACGCGTCCTTCGCAGAGGTAACTCCACATGCCCAACGAACTCGAGGTCATCCAGGCGGAGCAAGCCGCGGTGGCAAAGGCGATGCAACGTCGCCCTTCGTTGGGCGCGCGCGTCGACGAGGGGATTCTCCGTGAGGTGTACCTTCACAACGACAGCTTCCGGAACTTCGTGACGGGGTCCGGCGTGCGCGGCAAGGATCGCACGACCGCCAACCAGGTCACCCCTCCGTACATGCTCACCTATCCCGAGCTCTCCGCCTTCTACATCGGCGACGGGCTGGGGAAGCGGATCGTGAAGATGCTGGCCGACGACGCCACCCGCAACGGGTGGGACATCGACGGTGACCCGGACGGGAAGATCGTGAAGCAAATGGATCGGCTGAAGGTGCGCAAGCACTTCGGCGAGGCCCTGCAGTGGACCCGGCTCTTCGGAGGGGCGCTCACCATCCTGCTCTGGGACGACGGCAAGCCCCTCTCGGCACCGTTCAAGTTCGACCCCGAGAACCCGCAAAAGCTCCTGGGCCTGCGCACCCACTCGGCCGCCGAGATCTGGATCATGCCCACGGACCTGGACAATGACCCGGAGTCGGTGCGCTACGAGCTCCCGACCTACTTCACCGTCCGGCGCGTCTATGGCCCTCCCTACGAGGTCCACTGGACACGGGTGGTGGAGTGGCGCGGTGACCCGACGCCCGATCGGGTCTACCCAGGGATGGACGTATACCGCCGCTACTGGGGCTTCGGGGTCATCCAGGCTGCGTTCGACAGCTTGTCGAACATGGGACTTTCCTGGAACTCGATCTCGAACCTGATGCAGGAGTCGGTGATCGGCAAGTACAAGATCCGGAACCTGAAGCAACTCCTTCTCGCCAAGGACTACGGCGCGATCGAGCAGCGCATGGCGAACATCGAGCTTTCCAAGAACTATCTCCACGGCGTGATGCTGGCCGAGGACGAGGACTACACCCGCGACAAGCTCGAGTTCGCGGGCGTGGCCGACGTGGTGGATCGAATGATGATGCGGGTGAGCGCGGATGTGAACATCCCCGTCTCGCTCCTGTTTGGCCGCGGCGCTGCCGGGATGAATGCGACGGGCGAGGGAGATGCCCGCCAGTATTACGACAGCGTCGAGGCCCTGCAGGGCCTCTACCTGCGCGCCCCGGTGGAAGCCCTGACCATGTGGATCGGGGCTTCCGTCCTTCCCGACGTCGACCCGGACGAGTACGCGATCAAGTTCCGCCCGGTCTGGAGCATGAACGAGAAGGACGCGGCCGACGTGCGCTATAAAACGTCTCAAGCAGACAGTCTAGATTTCATCAACGGCATCCTCTCCGCCCTGGAGATCCGACGGAATCGGTACGGCGGTAGGTACTCAAACAACACCAGCCTCACCGCCGAGGAGGCGAGCAACCCTCCGCCGAATCCTTTCTTCCTCCAGCTCGGCCTGGACAACGAGGGAGAGCCGATCGAGGGATTCGCCAGCGGCGAAGACGCGAACTCGGGAACGACCGAAGGTGGACAGGTGACTCCGCACGCCACCGCCTCCAAGACGGCCGCCGCCCCATCCGTGAACCTCAAGGAAGCAACGAAAACCAGGTCCACACCGGGGAGCGTCGGC